CGGTCAACTTCACCCTCGTCAATAACCTCGGCGCTCTCTACAAAAGCGTCAGCGCCGTTGAAGCTACCACCAATGCGGTGCGTGTGCCACGCGAACACTTCCTGGTCAGCTTCCAGGGTGAAGCCGTTGATCCGGGCGTCGTTGGTCAGTACCCACAAGATGCTATCGTTCGATTGCTGGTACGCCATGCGCAGCACTCGATTGCGAAGCAGGTGCTCAGAAAGCAGCGACAACGTGTTGGCCTGCAAGCCGTTAATGTTAAAGTCGAACGCCAACTCGCGTACCGTACGGCCCCCACGCTGCGCGAAGATAACAGAGTGGCCCACACGGGCGGGAAGCACCGTGTCCGTAGAGCCACGGTTAGTGTTACGCTGCAAGGTGACGCTGTTGGGGCTCAACGGGTCCGTGGTGGTTGCCGGGCGCATAAGGAACTCGCTACCCGATGTACCAAGGACAAGCCCATTACTAATGCTTTCTAGCCAACGGATCGCGTTAACCTTGTCAGACAAAACGCCAACGTTGATTGCATCATCGTCCGCCACATTTCCATCCGTGGCAGAGGGCGAGAACTCCGAGAACTTTTCCACGCGGCTTAGCCAAACCCGCTGTGGGGCGCGGTCGCGCGCACCAAAAGCAAGGCGCTGGTCGTGGAACGCTGCGGCGTGGGGCCAGCCGGTATAACCGGACCACTCGCCCAAGCGCCATGCGGTCGTGTCATTAATGTCGCCGCCGTTCGACAGGTCGGAAGTCTCAGCGGACCTTTCCTTTACCTCAGCGGTTGTACTGTCGGTGACACTGACAATTTCAAACCAGCGCCACTCAGGGCTGCCGCCTTCCATACGGACCACGCGCCCAACGTCGTCTGAGCTTAGGCCCTCGCCTTCGTTAATCTCTTCGGTGTTATCCCATTGAAGTTCACCGTAGTCGCCATTCTGGTTGACGTAGTTAAGGTTGTTATCGTCACCAGAATAAAGCTCTAGGTAGGGGCCATCTTGGAAGTCGAACACGACAAGCGAGAACTCGGTCTGTCCACGCCGTCGTATCTGGTACGGTTGCACCTTAGGGTGACACAACCACATAATGTCGGCGCTCTGAGTCCACTTAATCGTAAATAGCTGGTCCTCAACCCAGGGCGCAATGAGGTAAACCGGCTCGTCCTTTAGAAAGCGAACCTTGTCCATCCAGGCGTCGCCGTAGCCCGACTTTGTGACCGTTAGTTCAATGCGGTCCTTGCCGTTCGGGTCAATGTCGAACAAGTGGGAGCCGTACCGCACGTCGCGGTCCACGACCGTTTCGCCGGGCGCGTTGCCCTGGTCGTACCGCTGGATAGTCACATTAATACGGTCGCCACGGCTCGCATTGAACTGGCCTAGTTGTAGGTGGAGTGTGTGAGTAGTATCCGTTTCGCTCACGGAGAACACCTGATTTGCAACAGCGGTGTCTCCCGTTGACCCGTTGAAACGCAGCACGCCACCGTTGGCGCTGTCGTGGGCGATACTACCACTTCCCGTGCTTTCGTCGGTCCAGCCACTAATGTCACTGTCGAACTCGCCGTTCGTTACCGACGTGGTGTAGTCGTTCGCAACAAGCTGCCCCCTGTCGGCGTAGAAGCGCACCTGCTTGTCACTCATTTCCAGAATGTAGGTCTGGTCTACAGAGAACTCGAAGCCGATCAGGCGCGTTTGCGAGTTAGAAGGCGCGTCAGCAACGTAGCGCGTGCCGGGCCGTTTGCGGATACCGCCCGTAGGCATAACCATGAAGTTCTCAAGCTGGCGCACGCCACTGTACCACTCGTCAAAGTCGTACCGGGCAAACATGCGCGGGGTCAGTTCCCCGCGCGTGAAGTTTTGCTGTACGGTGTCGATATTAACCATGCTGGCCTCCGTTAAGAAGTGTCAATAGGCCGTTGCTCGCCAACAAAAGCGTCAGGGCCAGAAACCCGCGCGCCAAGCCACAAGTCAGCGTCAAGGTGCTGTGGCGGCTCGTCCATAGCGTCTGCGTTGCGGGCTTCCTTGAGCTTGTCTCGGTAAAGCTGATAAGTGTCGTTGCGGATCGAGCGATCCTGCGTGATCGGCATAGCAAGCTCAGAGGCGAGCCGAGCGGCGATGCACTCAGTAAGCAGGCTGTCCCACTTTGTCACGTCGGTCAACTGCTTGACGTAGACTAACTGCACCTTCTCCAACTCTGTAAGGAGGAAGCGGCCCTCAATCTCGTAGTGCCGCCCGTAGGTGTACCAATGTTCGTGATAGTTGTTGATGCGAATGGTCCGCAACCAGTCATTAGGAAGCGCGTACTTGTACTGCCAGCCGAACGGCGGGTTGTCCACAGAACGAGCAAGTTGCTGCCGGTCTTTGGCTACGTTCCAAGGGTGGTTACGCAGCACGGCGTCGCGTACAGTAGGAAAGCGCAGGTTTGCAATGCGCGCGGTCGGATCGTCGTCCTGCAAGCTAGTGATCGGGTCCTCGCCAATCATGCTCAGCGCGACGTTGACGACCTCGACAGTAGATTGTGCCATGACACAAAAATGGGGGCCTTTCCGGCCCCCACCTCCCTTTAGGTTTCGGGTTTTGTTTTAGTCCACGACGTACTGGAACTGAACCATAACATTGCCATCGCCACTGGAGGCGTTGTTAGCGGTCAGCAGCAACTCGACCTGACCTGGGGCATCCTTGGCTTCGGAGTAGCCCAACAGTTCCCACAGTGGCTTACCAAGGTCGGTCGCCGGATCATTAGCGTTAGAAGTATCGTCGTCTGCGATAACCTCGGTAACACCATCGGAACTAAGGTCCAATCCATCAACAAGACCGTCAGCGTCGTTGCTGTTGCCAATGTCGCAATCGGTCAGGCCAGAAACACCATCGGTGTAGACCTTAATTTCGGCAATGCGAGCGTGCTTGCTTAGCCAAGTCAGCTTGGCAACATCGCCCCCTGTGTCAAGATCGCCAGCCGAATTGTCAACATTAACCTGAGCAAGTGCTTGTCGAATACGGCCCTCTAGGTCCGCAGGCTCGACCTTACCCTGCGGCGCCTTGGTAAATTCCTGATACTGGTTAGAGTTCACGTCTGCCATAGTTCCTCCTAGCTAGGGTAAAAGAGTAGCGAGGGCGGCTGTGCCGCCCCCATTAGATTAAGCGTCAGCGTCAGGATCGACCTTGACTTCGACCACCTTATCTTCCTCCAGGCGCGAAGCGCCAACGGAAGTCATGTAGTAGACGTAGGTGCTGAACCGCTTGTCACCGCGCTCAGTGATGCGGCTGGTCGGGTCCTGCGCAACCGCAAGGCCCATGCCGGAAGGCACCCACGCAGGCAGTCGGTCATTGCCGCTGCCATCGGTCTGCCAACGCTGGCTTTCCACGAAGCGGAAGCCCATGTAGGTGTTAATCTCACCATCGACCAGGGCCTTCACCGCCGCGTAGTCCGCGCTGGTCGCCTTCTCCTGCGACAGCAGGTTGTTCAGCGCCTCAGCGTTGACACCCATGAACGGCATTTCGTTGTCCAGGTCCACCTCGTTCTGCTTGAGGATCGTTCGAGCCTGTCGCAGCTTGCCGACCGTCATGTGCTCGTTAGTGGTGTTAGACTCACCATCATCAAAGCCAACGGCGATCTGCTGCGAAGCAGGGAAGCTCACCGTGCCGGTGCCCTCCTTGCCAGTAGCCGCGTCAGCGAAATACTGCTCGATGATAATGTCGTCAATCTCACGGCCAATGGCGTAAGCCGCGTTGAGCGCGTATGCGCTCTCAGGGTCGATCAGCGTCTTGAGCTTGTCGAAGTCGTCAATCAGGTCGCCCCAATCAACGTCGATCAGCGTGATCCGACGCCGGGCGTGCGGCGTGTTAACCTGTGGGCTATCGGCGTGCCGCGTGGTCACGCGCTGCGCCTCGGTAGGACCAATCTGATCCATGAACACGGTTTCGCCTGTAACGTTCGGCTCCTCCATCACCGTGCCCCGCAGCTTGGAGCCCCGCTGCTGGGACAGCAGAGTGATGTTCTCGCCGAACTGCTTAACAAATGCGGTACTAATCTGATCGGACATTGCAGTTCTCTCCTAGTTTTCTGGTTCAACTCTTTGCGTCTGCGGTTATCCCTACCGGGGCCGCGTAAGACTGCGGGAGGGTGACGGGCCGAAGTGTCGGTTGTCCGTCCTACTGAATAGGTGGGGCCTGCCCGCAGTCAGCGTCAAGTGGGTTAGCCGTCCGGGTAAGCGTCCTTGAACAGATCGTTCATGCGCTGGACGGCTTCATCGTGGCCGACCTCAGTTCGGTTGAGGTACTTCTTCATAAACTCATCCGACTGCTTGAGCGCCTTAATTTCCTCTTGAGCCTGCTCCGGCGTGCGACCCACAGGCTGGGTATCACCACCAACGGTGTCCTCCTGCATGTCGTTGCCGAGCTTGGCAAGAGCTTTGACCATCGCCGGGTGGTTGCCCATCCCGGTCTGCTCAAGCATCTGTGCAAACTCGCCACCAGTTTCCTCATCCAGCATTTTGGTGGCTTCCTGCGCCGCCTTGATGTTGTCGTTAAAGGCGTTGCCAAACTCCTTTTTGAGCTTCTGCTCCGCTTCCTGGCGGAACTCCTCGGCCTGCTGGTTGACCTGCTCAACGTAGTTTTCGCCAACGTCTTCAACGTACCAGCGGAAGAACTCCTCGGTCTGCTTTTGCGTCAGCCCAAGGTCGTGAGCCTTCTGTTTCAAGTTCTCCGTAAACTCCTCGCTTGGAGAGAACTTGGCATCGTCAGCCACGTTAGGCAGTTCGTACTTGGAGGGGTCTTCTGGTCGGCCAAGCCGGTCCAGAACGTCCTGCCAAGCCTCATCATTCTCATCCGAGGGCACCGGAATATGCTCCTTGCCCTGCATCTTCTCCAGATGCTTATAGCTCTTGGCAAGCTCATCCACGGACTTAAACTTGTCGAGGCCCTCAGCCTGTTCCTTGATGCTGTCGTCGGAAATCATATCGAGGACGGTCTTCGCGTCGTCGCCCCCGCTGTCAGCGGCGCCAGTATCGTCGCCACCATCATCGTCGCTAGTGCTGGCTCCACCTGCGGCAAGCGTGCCGCCATCGCCGGAGCCGCCGTCGTCAGTAGCCTCAAACATCGCCGTGGGTTCAAGCCCCATGAGTTCGCGGATACTCATTATTCATCCTCCTCGGTTTGCGCATAAGCCTCGCGAGCCTTCTGCTGGAACTCCTCGCGGCTCAGTTCCAGCATCGTGTAGATTTTCGCGACGACGGCCCGCTTGCCGTCGCGGTACGCCATCTGCCTGCCGCTAGTGTCCTCTTTTTCACTGAACACTGGCATTTGAAAGCCAACATGAGCAGCAAGGTCCTCAAGCACACGGGAACCAGCGTCCCCGCTAAACACGTGCTTGTAGTCGTCAATCAACTGGCGCTGTCGTTCCTCAGCGGTTGCCATTGCCAACCTCCTGTAGCGTCTGCGCTGCCTCATTCAGCGTGCCTGCGGCTTCGCCCTGCTGCCTGCGAAGTTCAAGCGTTTGCTGGGCTCGCTCAAGCTGCGCGTTCTCCTGGCGCGCTTGCTGAACTTCCTCCTCGCCCACAATGAACTCGGGCGGAACGTTGTTCATTTCGCCCAGGCCGCGAATGATCTTGTCAGTTTCGATGTTCACCGTACCTTGCGGGTCCATTTCAAGAACCGGGAACACCTGTTGCAGCCAGTTCATCACGTTGTCCGCTTCGGCGCTTTGCTGCGCCGTAGCAGCCGGGCTAATGAACTCGACCTGCATTTCCTTGCCTTGAAGGCTGTTCGGCGGTTCGCTGAACTCACCCCGCTTGAGCATCAAGGCGAACACGCGGTCAACCAGTGGTACCAGGAACTCGGCCTGAAGGCGGCTGACCACCGGAGCCATCGCCCGGAGCGCCTGCTGTTGCC